GATTCCAATGCCGCATAGATTTTATGGCCGTTCTATTGCCGAATTAGTTGAAGATATTCAATTAATGAAATCAACTGTGATGCGGCAACTGTTGGACAATATGTATTTAACCAATAACAACAGAGTGGCGATCATGGATGGTATGGTCAATATGGATGATCTTTTAACGACAAGACCTGGCGGTGTGGTTAGAACCAAACAACCTCCTCAACAAGTTTTACAACCATTACAAGCCCAACCGATTTCACAACAGGCTTTTCCTTTATTAGAATACTTGGATTCCGTTAGAGAAAGCCGAACTGGAGTTTCAAAACAAATTCAAGGCCTAGACCCTGATACATTAAACGCAAAAACAGCAACTGGTGTAAATACGTTAATGACGCAAACACAGATGCGTTCAGAATTAGTTGCTAGAATTTTTGCCGAAACTGGCGTTAAAGACTTATTTAGAAAAATGTTTGAATTGATGGTTAAATATCAGGACAAAGAAAAAGTAATCATGATTCATAACAAGTATGTTCCGGTTAAACCGACAGAATGGAGAGATCGTTTCAATGTTTCAGTCGTAGTGGGATTAGGAACAGGATCAAAGGAACAACAAATCGTTATGTTGAACAATATTTTAGAAAGACAGCTTCAAGCCTTTCAATTACAGGGAAGTAAGGAGTTTCCAATGGTAACTTTAACCAATATGTATAATACCTTGTCTAAAATTATTGAAAATGCTGGATTAAAGAATGTAGAGAGTTATTTTGTCAATCCTGAGCTGGGTAAACAAATGATGCCTCCTCCACAGCCACCACCATTGACACCGATTGAAAAAATTGAATTTACTAGGATTGATGCAGAGAATAAACGTAAGATTGCTGACTTAGAACTTAAATACCAAGAACTGAATCAGGAACGTCAAGCGGACTTGTTAGATTTTGAAGCGAAGATTAAAGATATTTCCTTGAAATATAATACACAACTTGATACAGCTAAAATTAAAGCGGATGCTGACTTAGATAAAATGATTATGGCAGATAATACAAAAATTCTTGAAAAAGCAGAAAAGTCTGCTAATATATTTAGTGACCAGTTAAAAGGTATAAATGGATCAGAAAGATCAGATCAGGAGAGAGAAGGAACTAAGCCGCTCATCCCAGGTCAAACAATTATTAGAGAATAAACTCTTTCAAGAGGCGTTAGATACTCTTAAAAAAATTTATTCTGAAGCACTCTTAGAAAAGACAGGTGCGAAAGAAGGCGATACAAGGGAAAAACTTTGGATCGCTTATAATGTTGTCGGAAAAGTTGAACAACATTTAAAAAGTATTCTTGAAACAGGAAAACTAGCGGAAAAACAGCTAGAGGTTTTCCGAAAACAGCAACAAGATAAAAAATTTTAGCCGATAGGTTAAAATAAGCCAACCCAATTAAGGGAGCTTAACCAAGGAGGACAGGTATGTCTGATGTAAATCCATTATTGTCTAATAAGGCAATGCAAGGTGCTGCTAACGCTGTTGAGGGGTTGCTAGATCAAGGTAAAGTTAATACCAAGATAACTAGCGAACCACAAAAAGAAGTGGCGAAGGAAGAGCCAAAGAAAACCGAAGATAAAACTGAGGATAATTCTAAAGTTCAACCTGAAGAAAAAAACTCTGAAGCTCAACCTGAAAAGGAAGCTACGGAAAAAGAAGAAGCGTCTGAAAAAGAAAACGCTGAGGAAACTCAAGTAACCGATTTACACCAAATAATAGTCAATGGTGAAAAAATCGATGTTGACCTTGATGAACTGAAAGCAGGTTATCAAAAAGATGCCGATTATAGACGAAAGACGGAAGAACTAGCTATCGAAAAACGACAGCTTTTATCCGACAAAGATCGTCTAACCAAAGACTATTCAACCAAACTTGAAGGTTTGGATAATCTGACAAGGACTTTAAATGCCGAAGTCAATAGCGAATTGAGTTCTAAAGAACTGGATAAACTATTTGATGAAGACCCTACTGAAGCTGCAAAACTTGAGAGAAAAATAAGGCGAAGAAGAGAAACAATCGCACAAGCTCAAAGAAAGCTACGTTCAAACCAAGAAGATCAGTTTCAGGAAATTTTAAGGGAAGAACAAAAGAAGGTTGCTTTAAAACATCCTGATTTTGGGGATCCGATTAAAGGATCATCTCTTAAAACAAACATGAGAAATTATTTACTAGGTAGAAATTTCAACGATCAAGAAATTAACCAGGTTTATGATTCAAGAATGTTTGATGTGATTATGGATGCAATGACGCATCAGAACGCCCAAAAGTTGAAACCAACTTTGGTTAGTAAGAAAGTCAAACCAGCCAAAGTCATAAAGTCCGGCATTAAAGAAACTAAAGATGAACAAACCAGTAAAGCAAGGTTGGATAAAATTAACCGTCTGAAGAGAAGTGGTAATCCTAGAGATGCTACCGATCTTTTGGCAAAATATGTATAACAACTAAAGCTAAGGAGCAAAAAACAATGGCTGGTTTAACAACTTACGATACAGTTGGTATAAGAGAGGACCTATCTGATATAATTTATAATATATCACCTACGGACACTCCCTTCATGTCAGGTATCGGCAAAACAAAAGCCACTAACACTAAGTACGATTGGCAAACAGATACACTGTCTGCTGTTGCTGCTAATGCTGCAATAGAAGGAGCTGCTATTTCTTATGGTTCGCTAACTTCTACAACTCTAGCATTTGATTATACTCAAATTTCAACGAAAGCTGTCCAGGTTACTGGTACAGACGATGCCGTTCTTGCGGCAGGAAGAAGTTCTGAGTTAGCATATCAAGTCGCTAAGGCTGCGAAAGAATTAAAAAGAGATATGGAAAATGCTCTTTTATCTAACACAGCGAAAGCAGTAGGTAGTAATACAGCGGCAAGAACATTAGGTGGACTTCCAACATGGATTTCTACTAATGTATCTGCTGGAACAGGTGGGTCAGGAGCTGGTAGCGGTGCTGCTAGAACTGATGGAACTCAAAGAGCATTCACAGAAACTTTACTGAGATCAACTTTGAAAACTACTTGGGACACAGGAGGAAATCCTGATACGATTATGCTTAATGGCTTCAATAAACAGAAACTATCTTTCTTTACAGGTGGTGCAACTAGATTCGACAAAGCAGAAGACAGAAGATTAATGACTTCTATCGATGTTTACGAATCTGATTTTGGAACAATGAAAGTTGTTCCTGATCGTTGGATTAGAAAATCCGATGGGACTGCTATCCGAAGAGGACAAGATGTTTACCTGCTTGAAATGGACTTTTGGGCAGTTGCTTTTTTAAGAGATTTCAAACTCCAACATCCTGCACAGACAGCTGATGCAGATCAAAGATTCTTGGTAGTTGAATATACTCTTGAAGCAAAAAATGAAGGATCAAGTGGAATGGTTACTGACGTAACTACTTCGTAATATCTAACAGTGTAAGGGGGGTAATCTAAAAAATCTGCTCCCCTTGCATTTATATTAACATTGAAGTCCTGAGATTAGATTAAGGGCGGAACAATGAGGAAAAAAAAATGAGAACATTAAATGATTATTTCTTAACTGGAGAAATCGATGATGTATCAACTGCGTTCACTTCAAGAATCGCTGTACCTGATGGTGGTAGAGTAATTAAAGTTATCACTGTATTAGGCGGAACAATTGCAACGGCAGATGCTGGAATTACTTTAAAAGTAGGAACAACAGCTATGACTGGCGGAACAATTACAGTTGCATATTCTGGCTCCGCAGCCGGAGATGTAGATACTTGTGAACCGACAGGTGCGAATAATGTAGAGCAAGATGGCTATATCGGTATTGCTACTGATGGAGCTTCGACTAACACTCACAGTTTGCACTATACAATCATCATAAGAAGATAGTATAAACAAAATTGGGGGTGGCTCTGACCTAGCGGTTTTTCCACCCTCACAAATTAAATAGGAGAAAAAAACAATGTACAATTATGGTTTTCAACAAACCAGTACGGCAAATGTAGCGACATCAGATACGTCTGCACAATCTGCTGCTTTGGGAATTGCTGAAAGTGGAGTTTTCTGGGTAAGACTTTGTGCTGATACAGATACTTATTATGCTGTAGGGAGTGACCCAACGGCAACAACTAGCAGCACTTTTTTACCTGCTGATACAATAGAAATAATAAAAGTTGATGTAGGCGATAAAGTTGCAGGAATTATTGCTACTGGCACTGGTATATTAGG